GCTTCGGGCGCCACGCGTGGCCTGGGCGCTCACCCATGGCGGCGAAAGCCCAGGCCAGCTCTTCGTCTGCCATCGCTGCGACAATCCTCCGTGCTGCAATCCGCGCCACCTGTTCCTTGGCACCGCCAAAGACAACACTGACGACAAGGACCGGAAGGGTCGCGGGCGCAACCAAGTCGGGCCGTGGCGGCGAGCGGCCGCGTGATGTCCTTCGTCGTCCCCATAAGGACGCCAAGCGCCAGCAACTTGAGAGAGCACTGGGCAGCACGACATCGGCGCGCACAAAAGCAGAAGCGGGATGTCCGGCTGCTCTGTCCTCGATGGGAGCTGGGGCCCGTGTTGGTCGTTCGGCTGACCCGCATGAGCCCAAGGCAGCTCGACAGTCACGACAACCTACGGGCCGCCCTGAAAAGCACCGTGGATGCCGTGGCGAGCTGGCTTCGCATCGATGATGGCTCCATGCTTGTGCGCTGGGAGTATGCACAGGAGAAGGGGGAGGCGGCGGTTCGGGTCGAGGTAGAAGTCATCAATGCGTCGACCCGCGAATCGCTACTTGGCAAGTAGCGGACGGGATGACCTCCTGCCGATGGACTGGCCGCTGCCGTTGCTATAGCGCGCGACATGATGGAAACATGCCTCTATTGCGATGAGCCGACGCTGCCAGGCGAGCGGACGGAGTTGACGACGTACGTCGATGAGGGCGTGGCAACGAAGCGCCTGGTGCATTTCGAGTGCAGCGCGCGCCAAGTCCTGGGAAGCGTAGGCCACCAGCGCAGGACGTGCAGTTGCTTTGGTGGTACTGAGGACGACCCACCAGGCGCAACGAGACGCGAGGCGGCGGTTGCTGCGCTCGAGGAGGCGCGGCGGCGGATGTCCGGGCGTCCGGTGCCCGTCCAGCATTGACACCGTCTTTCATTTGAAAGCAGGCTGGCCTAGAACGGGGCCGCAAGGGGGTGCAGCATGCTTGCGACGTCCGCCTCGATTTGGCCATTCCAGTCTGGAAACGCGCTTGTAGACACCGTTCTGTTCTGCATCTGGGCAGCTCTCTTTGGTTTCGCGGCCGGATGGGGTTGGAAGCTGTCCACCAAGCTGTTTCCGTAAGTCTTGCGGAGTAGGCCGGTGCCTACCGTGGCCTCATAAGCCAATGGGCTTGGGTTCAACTCCTGACTCCGCAAATGGAGGCGCAATCAGTGCCGCGGCGAAAGTCCAAGGGCGGCCGGCCTACCAAGCTCGATGACGAGATGATTGCGACCATCTGTGAATCCGTTGCCAATGGCTCGCCCGCCGTCGCGGCTGCTGGAGCGGCCGGAATCGACGACGCGACGTTCTACCGGTGGCAGCAACAGGGACTCTCAAATCCATCGTCGCAATACGGCGCTTTCGCGAGAGCGCTGCGGGTCGCTCGCCAGCGGTGTCACGACAAACTGGCGCAGGCGACGTTCGGGAACGCCTTAGCCGATGGGAAGACCGGTCTCAATTTCCTTGGGCGTCGTTTCTCGAGATGGTGGGCCGAAACACAGCGCATCCAGCACGCGGGAGCCGACGGCAAAAACCTTATCGTCGAGGTCCGGACGCTGCCGCCTGAGCCGAGCGAGGGGGAATCATGAGCGAGGAGTCGGATGCAATCAGGGTCCTCGTAGACGTGCTCGACGACCCGATTACGTCGGCGCTTTATGCCATCTCCCACGGGCTGAAGACGACCGAGCCGAGGGAGGGCCAGACGCGCACCGCGGCGGATGGCTTGTGCACCCTAGCGGAAGGGGCGCACCGGATTGCTGCTGCCCTCGAGCGCATCGCGGATGCCATGGAGGACGGCGAGTCATGAGCGCGCCCTCCGAGCCGCTCGAGCCGGAACGTGGCGGCCGCATCGTCATTCCAAACTTCGACCCCCGCCCATACCAGTTGAGGGTGATGCGCTACCTCGACAACGGCGGCAAGCGCGCTGTTTGTGTTTGGCATCGCCGCGCCGGCAAGGACTTGGTCGGAGGACACCAGGCGTGCAAGGCGATGCATAGGCGCGTTGGCAGCTACTGGCACATCTTCCCCACTGAGCGGCTTGGGCGCAAAGCCATCTGGACCGGCTTCACGAAGACGGGCGAGCGCATCATGGAGCAGATTTTTCCCCGCGCCATTCGCAAGTCTCCCCGCGAGTGGACGCCCACCGGGGAAATGGTGGTCGAGCTCCGCTGTGGCTCCATCTGGCGGCTCATGGGCAGCGACCGGATGGAAGTGGTCGGCGCCGGCCCCGCGGGCGTTGTCTTCTCGGAGTACAGCGTGGCCAAGCCCAAGACGTGGGACCTGGTCCGCCCGATGCTTCGCGAGAACGATGGTTGGGCGCTCTTTCTCTTCACGCCTCGGGGCAACAACCACGGCAAGGCCATCTTCGACACCGCGGGCAAGGGATTTGGCTGGTTCCAGGAGCTCCTCACGCTGAACGACACGCGGGCCTATGACCCCGCCTCCACCATCGCGGATGAGCGCGCATCCGGCATGCCCGAGGCGCTGATTCAACAGGAATACTTCTGCGACTGGACCGCCGCGAACATCGGCAGCGTGTTTGGAGACTTGCTGCATGAGGTGGAGAAGGCCGGCAAAACGGGACTGGACTTCGCCTCGCCGCGCGCCTGCTTCACCTCCTGGGACTTGGGCATCGCGGACAAAACGGCAATCTGGGTCTGGGCGCTCACCCCCGAGGGCCTTACGCTATTCGACTACATCGAGGCGTCCGGCAAGCCCTTCTCCTTCTTCGCAGATTGGCTGAAAGGCAAAGACTACAAGTACCTCAAGCACTGGCTGCCGCATGACGCACGGGCTCGAAACCTCCTCACCGGCGGGACTGTCGTCGAGCTGGCGTCTGCCGCGTTCGGTGCCGAGAACGTCGGCATCACCCCCGAGCTGTCCTTGGCGGATGGCATCCAGGCGGCGAGGTGGCTGCTCCAGAAACCCATTCGCTTTCACCGACGCTGCGAGGAAGGCGTCGAGGCGCTCAAGGCATATGCCTACGATTGGGATGATGAGAAGAAAGCTTTTAGCAAGAAACCATTGCACGACTGGTCGAGCCACGGGGCGGATGCATTCCGCTACGTCGCGTGTGTCGTCCGCGTGTCTGAGGCGATGGTGGACGGCCCTGCCCAGAAGGTGGTGAAGATGCCCAAGCCCATTACCGAAGTGACGACGCTTGACAACCTCTGGCGCGAGGAAGCAGCCAAGCGTGACAACTTCAGGAGGATTTGATGAATCCATACGGCGAACAATCCGCCTCTGACTATGAGCAGACGCCCTCGGGCTGGGCGCAGCGCTGGCGCGTAGAACTCCAGGCAGCCAAGAAGGAGGTCGAGACGTTTCACACGCAAGGCGACTCGGTGCTCGAGCGATTCCGGGACGAGAAGCGTGAGAGCGCCAAGACAAAGCGCGTGGCTATTTTTACGTCCAACATCCAATTCATGCGTTGCATCCTGTACGGCAGGACGCCATCCGTCTCCGTTCAGCGCAAGTGGAAGGATGCGAATGCGGACGTGGCCCGCGTCGCGGGCGTCATCCTCGAGCGGCTCCTCAACGCCGATGTCTGTCGCGATGGAGACAGCTACGCGCAGACGCTGGGCTATGCGCTGGATGACAGACTCTTGCCCGGGCTTGGGACAGCAACAGTGCGCTATGAGGCACACATCGAACAACGAGTCGACTCGGCAACGGGCATTTCGTCGGATGCGCTCGTCGATGAGTACGCCGAAGTCGACTACGTGCACTGGAAGTCCCAGCTTTGGAGCTGCGGCAGCCGTGTTTTCGGCGAGCGGCGCTGGTGGGCTTACGAGAAGCTGATGACCAAGGAGCAGCTACAAAAGCGCTTTGGACCCGAGCCATCGGATGACAGCGTGGAAGCCCGAGCTCGCCGAGCGCTCGTCGACTCAGTGCCGATGAAGGGGAAGTCTGGTCAATATGCGAGTCAGAATGGGAGCGAGTACAAGACGGAACCTTGGAGTCGCGCGTGCGTCTGGGAAATCTGGAGCAAGGAGGACGGGGCCGTCTACTGGTACGTGGACGGCATGGATGTGACGCTGGACATGCAAAGGCCCAACCAGACAGACGGCCTCATTGCGTTCGAGGCGTTCTGGCCAGGGCCGCGCCCCATGTCGGCGAACCTCACCACGACGTCCGAAGTCCCCAAGGCGGACTTCATCCTGGTGCAGGACACGTACAACGAGATTGACCGGGCGCAGACCCGAACCGCGGACCTAATCGAAATGGCCCGCGTGCGTGGCTGGTATGACAAGCGCGTTGGGAAGGACATCTCCGCCGTAGCCGGCGCATGGGAAGGCGCACTCACTCCCGTTGAGAATCTCGCGGGACTGTCCGAGAGGGGCGGCATCGTCGGGCTCATCGAGTGGTACCCGGTGGACCGAATCGTGGCGGCGCTTCAGCAAGTGCTTCAGTACAAGCAAGAGCAAGAGGCGGAAGCCGACAGAGTCTCAGGCATCGCGGACATCATGCGCGGGCAGGCCATAGCGCCTGGTGCCACGGCCACGGAGCAAGGCATCAAGGCGGGCTTTGGCTCGGTGCGTATGCAGGCGCTTCAGGACGAATTCGCTCGCTTCGCGACGGACATCCAGAAACTCAAGGCCGAAGTGATTGCGAAGCGCTTCAGTCCAGAAACCATCATCCGCCGAAGCGGCATCATGCAGACGGCGGACGGGGCCAACCCCGAACTCGTCATGCAGGCGGTGGGCCTGCTCAAGTCCCGCTGGTGGGAGTACGCCATCGAGGTGAAGCCGGAGTCCATCAACCTGACGGACCTCTCCTCGATGCGGAGCGAGAAGCAAGACACGCTTTCGGCGCTAGGCGGCTTCCTTCAAATTGCAGCGCCCATCGCGCAGCAGTTTCCCGGCAGCGCGCCCTACCTCATCGAACTGTGCAAGTGGACATTGGCGGGGACGCGCGGCGCGTCTACGGCCGAAGGCATCTTCGACAAGATGGCTGAAGCGGCGCAGCAGATGGCGGCGCAGCAAGCGGCCAACCCCCAGCCGCAGCAGATGGACCCGAAGCTTCAGGCGCAGATGCTCAAGAATCAAGGGGAGCAAGCGAAACTCGACAAGGAGCTACAGAACGACCTGGTCCGCTTGCAGGCGGAGACGGCCGCCAAGGGCGAGCAGGAGAAGCAGCAGGCGCAAGCGAACGTCGCCGAGGCCAGGGCAAAGGCGCTCGTCACGCAAAGCAATCGACTCGTTCCAAATGGGAGGCCTTTCCGATGAATCGCGACATGACGCCAGGCGATGACGACCAGATGGAAGGTAACTAGGCCATGGCGAACAAGCCGCTCGCACCCATCATCGGCGGTGCCACCGCAGGCAACGCGCAGGCAACCGTCACGTTTGCTCCGCCCTCGAGCGATGGCGGCGCACCGATTACGAGCTATTTGGCCACGTCTACGCCCGACGGATTCATCGGGACGGGCGCGGCGAGTCCCATCACCGTCACAAACCTCCACAACGGCACCGCCTACACGTTCAAGGTACGTGCGACGAACGAGGTAGGCACGGGGCCAGAGTCACAGGCGTCGAATTCTGTAACCCCGGCGACCGTGCCAGGCGCGCCGCTCATCGGTGCTGCTTACGCCGGAAACGCGCAAGCGATGGTTTCATTCACGCCGCCGACAACGAATGGTGGGAGCGCCATAGTCAGCTACACGGCGACGTCGAGTCCTGGAGGCATCTCGAGAAGTGGCCCCGCGAGTCCGCTTCTCGTTGAGGGCCTCGCCAATGGGACGACGTACACGTTTAGCGTCACGGCTACCAATGCGGTCGGGACAGGCCCACCCTCGTCGGTCTCGAATGCAGTGGCACCGAGCGCCGAGCCAACGTCGGGGCAGGCCAAGCTAGAACTCATCGACACATTCGCAACGGCCGCGATGTCGGCGCTGATTATGGCGCACGCGACACACTCGGTGGCCCCGCCCGCGAATCACTACCTGCGTGTCGCGCAAGACGCGTACCTCGCCGCGCAGGCGATGCTTAACGCCCGCCTGGCGGCGCTCGAGAAATTCATCCCGATGGCCATCCCGTTGGGCCTCCCAGCGCCGTTACCGCCACAACCGGAGCCACCATGACTCGCTCGCCGCCCTATGTGAATCCCGCGGAGCTGGCGCTGCTCGACTGGTACGCGGGCTGTGCGCTCCCGGGCCTCATCGCGGACCCACACGCTGACCATTCGACTTTCGAGGAGGTGTCGCAGGACGCTTTCGACATCGCCCGCGAAATGCTCAAAGCACGCTCGAGGCACGTCCCGCGTGAGGCCGTCCCGACAGAGGAGCCGACGCCGTGAGGCGCTACCGCATCTACTTCACGCGAGGCGGCATGCCCTGCGAGCCGTACACGATCGAGGGCGATGAAGAGTCAGAGGGCCAGCAGGCGCCGAAGCTCCAAATCATCACGGGCAAATGCCACGAGGGCCAAGTGGCGCCCGATGGCACCCTCATCGACACCCGGCGAAAACGCGAGGAGTACAAGCGGCGGGCCGGCGTCGAGGACGAATCCGACTGCAGAGAGTTCGTTCAGAAGCGCAAGCGCGAACGCGAAGCATTCTTTCTGGGCGAGCAACCCATAGGCCCCTACCGAGAAGCAGCGGCGGAGGCCTTTCGCGAGCTACGCGAAACCAAGGGACGAGGTAGGGACAGATAATGGATGAGAGTGACAACATTCACGCCGAAGCACAGGCGGCGTTCGAGAGCCTCACGGGCACGGCCGAAAGCGCACCGGAACCAGCCCCAACGCCACCACCGCCTACGCCAACGCCCGCGCAGTCCGAAGCCAAGCCGCTGGAAGTCCCCGCGCCAGCGCAGGCCGCGTCGATCGAGAAGTCGACGCAGGTAGCCCCGCAGCCCGGACGAGACGAAAAGGGTCGTTTTCTTCCGGGGGCCACCAATGGCGCGCGCACGGTGGCGCCCAAGCCAGAAGCCACGGCGAAGACGCCAGAGCCACAAGCGCCCGCGGGCACTGAAGCAGCGGCGCCACAGCCCGGAGCGACCGACGTCTCCAAGCCGCCGGTGGGGTTTGGTCCGCTGGCCAGGGCCAAGTGGGAAGCCACCCCGGTTGAGGTGCGCGAGGACATCTGGCAGCGGGAGAAGTCAGTCTCGCAGGCCCTGCGCGCCTCGACGGAGGCTAGGCAGTTTCATGACGCCTGGCAGAAAGTCTCGGCGCCCTATGAGGCGATGTTTCGCGCCGAGGGCGTGGATCACTTAACCGGCATTCAGAATCTGCTTCAGTCGATGGCGGTGCTTCATGGCCCGATGCCGTCCGCCAAAGCGGCGATTGTGGCCAGCATCATCAAAAACTATGGCGCCCCCATCGAGGGCGTGCTTCAGCTTTTGGGCGTCGACGTCAAGGACGGCCAGCTCTCGGCCGCGCAGCCGCAGGTTTCTTCCGACTGGGCGCAGGCCCAGCAGCACATCAGTCAGCTTCAGCAGCGCATCTCCGACATGGAAGCGCAGCGCGCCCAGGCCGGCGAGCAGTGGGCCAAGGGGCATGTGGCGGACTTCCGGCGCATGCACGAATTCTACGATGATTTGAAGGACGACATCGCGAAGCTGTACTCCGCGGGCTACGAGCTCGAGGAGGCCTACGAGCTCGCCGCCTACCGAAACCCCCAGACGCGAAAGCTGGTCCAGGAGAAAGAGGCCCAGGCGCAGCTTCAACAGCAGCAGGCCCAGGCGCAAAAGGCCAAGGCGGCATCCGCCAGCGTTCGGAGCGCCCCCGTAGCGACGCCGAGGGCTCCGGTGGGGGATGACCACTACTCAGAGGCCGCGGCCGCCTACCAGGAGCTCCTCGCGCGGGGGTAGGGTTGCGCATGCCATATGGGTTCCATATGCTAGCCCCAGAAAGGGGAGTGCATGGCGGGAATCAATGGGAATGGCGGCAGCGGGAAGGACCTCTGGGTTGAAGTTCGTGAGTCCGTCGAGCAGTTGCAGTCGGACGTGGATGGCTGGGTCGATGACATCGCGGACTTGACGGACATCGTGACGCGGCTGGACAGGCGTTCTCGTCACATGCAGCGCAGCGTAAAGCGCTTCGGCGATCGCATCAGCAAACTAGGCGAGCGAATGAAGGCCACGGAAGCGCGGGTGGCAGCGCTCGAAGGGAAGCAGCCGTGAAGCGCGGACCGCGCGGCCCCGCTGGCAGCGCCGAGACGGCGCTTCTGGTGGGCATGAGTCGGGGACTACGCAGAGACTTGGCCAGGGCGGCGAAGCGGAGCGGCGTCACCTCGACGGAGTATGTCCGCCAGGCCATCCGCGAGCGGCTCTGGAAAACTGGCGCCCTCCCCTTGCTCGAGGCGAATAAGAAGGCGCCCCCCAGGGAGGCAGAGGGCGACGCCTTGAAATCAAACGCAGTCGCTTGACGAGTGCACGCCTTGATGCGCAAATAGCTACGTGCCCTTCTCAAAGGCCTAGGCGAGCGCGAAATCCGCCCCCACGCCGAACGCCCCAAAGAAGAGCAAAGCGGCCCCGTCCACGGTGCCGCGCCGAGCTGGGAGCGCCATAGGCCCCCACCTGGCTCGAAGGTCCCTTGGCGGTAACCTGGGACGCGGGAGCGCCGTGTAAGGCCCCTACCCGCGAAAGGCCGCGACAACCTCGCCTTTTGCGGAGCCCTGGGACTATGGCAGCCCCCAACGCATCCATTTCAGAAATCGCAGTCGTTACCTTGCGCAACCGGCGCGGGAAAATCGCCGACAACATCCTCAAGAACAACGCCGGCCTGGCGCGCATCCAGCAGATTGGCAACGCGAACCGCAAAATTACAGGCGGCAGCGAGATTCTCGAAGAAATCGCTTTCGCCGAAAACGGCAACGCGTCCTGGTACTCGGGCGCAGACCCGCTGGACACCTCGGCCCGAGAGATGTTCACGGCAGCGACGTACTCGCTCAAGCAAGTGGCGGCGGCGTTCACCGTCACGGGCCTCGAGGAACTCCAAAACTCCGGGCCAGAGCAGAAGATTGATTTGGCCGCGCAGCGCGCGAAAGCGAGCGAGTCTACCCTCCTAAACCTGTGCGCCGAGGCCTTCTACTCGGATGGCACGGGCTATGGCGGCAAGCAGCTACCGGGCCTAGGCGCGTTCATCATCGCGGCGCCTACCAGCGGCTCGGCCGGCGGCATCGACCGCTCCAACACCTGGTGGCGAAACGCGGCCACTGGCTCTCTAGGCGTACCCACGTCCGCGAACATCCAGGGCTTCATGAACACCGCGTTCAACGGTGTTGTCCGGGGCAACGATGCGCCAGACTTGATTCTCTTTGGCACCACCGTCTACGGGACGTTCGAGGCCTCGCTGCAGCCGCAGCAGCGCTTCACCGACCCAAAGATGGCGGAGCTGGGCTTCCAGTCGCTCAAGTACAAGGGCGCGGTCGTCGTCCTGGATGGTGGCATCGGCGGCAATTGCCCGGCTGCCGTGGGCTACATGCTGAACACCAAATACATCCACTGGCGCCCACACAAAGACAGAGACGTCGCCGTGATTGGCGGGGACAGAGTGCCGGTGAATCAGGACGCCATCACGCGCATTCTGGCATGGGCCGGTGCGATGACGGTGTCGGGCATGAAGTACCACGTGTATTTCCAGGCTAGCTAGAGAG